GGACTTCTTCTTCATCTTAGACAGAGAGGATTGGTACGACGAACGCAACCACAACAAGACCGAGAACACGTACAGCCTATTTGGAAATACGTGGGAGTTTATTTCCATTGACCAGCCTCAAAAGATACGAGGAGCGAAACGACAGTTCTGTTTTATCAACGAAGCCAACGAGCTAGACCTCGAATCGTACAGGCAGTTAGCTTTGCGTACCTCCAATGACTTCCAAGGCGTTTCTATGATTCTGGACTACAACCCGTCTGATGAATACCACTGGATATATGACCACGTAATTCCACGCGACGATGCTTCGTTTTACAAGTCTACATACCTAGACAACCCGTTTCTCAATCAGGAGACCATAGACGAGATTGAAAGGCTCAGAGATACCGACGAGTACTACTGGACGGTTTATGGTCTAGGTGAGCGCGGAATTAGCCGAGAGACCATCTTTAGGTCTGACGTGTACAGCGAGTTGCCAGAGCGAGCAAAGTTCTTGGCTTGGGGATTAGACTGGGGATATGCCAACGACCCGACGGCTTTAGTCAAAGTCTATGAACACGACCACGCTCTGTATATTGAAGAGGTACTGTACAGCGGTGGATTAACGAACAGCGACATAGGCGACAAGCTCAAGGATTTTGGCATTACAAGGCACGAAGAAATCATAGCAGACAGCAGTGAGCCGAAGAGTATCGAGGAGATTCACCGTATGAACTTCAACATCAAACCAGCCAAGAAAGGAGCAGACAGCGTGAGGATTGGTATTGACCTGATGCGTAGGTACAAGCTGTACATCAAAGACACGAGTACCAATGCTCAAAAAGAATTCCGCAACTACAAGTGGATGACCGACAAAAACGGCAAGGTGCTGAATCAACCCAAAGACGAATGGAATCACTGTATCGACGCAGTGCGGTATGTTTGTCTTAATAAACTGCTTCGTAGAACGGGCAAATACTTTATCCAATGAAGGTACGCATTACAATTCCAGAGAGCTACGCAGACATTACCATCTCTCAATACAAAGAGATGATGAAGCGATGGAAAGAAGGGCAGCGAAACAAGAAGACTATCACGGACGTGCTGGAAGTTTTGTGCGGTGCAGAAGCAGACCTCGTGGAACGGATGCACGTAGAAGATGTTGCCAAGCTCACGAAGGATTTGTTTTGGCTGTTCCAAGAACCACAAGTACACGAGTTTCCTCTGAAACAAACCTTTATGCTACACGGTGTAGAGTACGGGTTTATTCCGAATATGCAGGAATTGACGGTAGGTGAGTTTGCCGATTTGGAAACGTACTTAGAGAAAGGTATGTATGAAAACTTGCAAGAAGTGATGGCAGTTTTGTACCGACCTGTGATTGCCAAGAAAGCACAGTTGTACGAAATCGAAGCGTACAGCCCCAGCAAGATAAAGGTAGATGCGATGAGCGAATGCCCGATGGACGTAGCAATCGGTGCGGTGGTTTTTTTTTATCGTATCGAGATTCTATTAGCAAACGCTTTAGAGCGTTATTCACCAGCAGTGGAGAGCAAGACAAGATGAGTCAAAAGTGGGGATGGTACGCAATCATCTACCAACTTGCTGACGGCGATATATTAAGAATGGAAGGAGTCACACGTATATTGGTAGAGGAAGCCTTTACCTTCTTGGCTTATGAAAAAGACCTCAACTTGTCTCAGAAAATAAATATCAATGCAGACCGTAAACGACGTTAACGACGTATTTCAAACCATCGTTACCAATCACCAGCAACTCAAATCGTTCTACACGCATTCCGTGGATGAGGTAGATATCGACCAGATTACGATTGACCAGTTTCCTTTGTTGTATGCTCAGGTCACGGAAGCCAGCGTACAGGGGACGCATACCGAATTTACATACGAGGTATTTGTAGCTACCGTGGTATTTGAAAACCAACGCGATTTCGTAACGCAAATCTATTCTGAGACGCTGGGCATTATGCAAGATGTCATTGCCGAGTTTCATCTCGCTTCGTCAGGTCAGAACAATTTCACACCTTCGGACTGGTCATTTGAGATGCCTGTGTCGTGTGAGCCGTTTACAGCTAAGTTGACAAACAGCCTTACGGGATGGTCTGCTTCGTTTACCATCAAAGTACCAAGCCCAACTAACTTGTGTAATGCCCTCTATTAAGTATCTCCTAGACATTGGCGGTGAGACTAAGAAACTGGAAATGTACCGAACTCAAAAAGAGTTTGAGAACTATGCCAACGCAGTCATAAAGCAAGCACGGTTCATCCTCGAAGAAGAAGGCAAAAACGCTTCAGGGAATTTGAGCAAGTCGATGAATCATAGCTTTCAAATTGACGACAAACAATTCGTTTTGAGTTTCGATTTTGACGGCGCACCGTATTGGGATTTTGTAGAGTCAGGGGTTCGTGGTGCTGTGTCTGAAAAGAAAGCACCAGACAGCCCTTTTAAATTTGGGTCAGGCACAGGCGAGAAAGGAAAGCTAGTGCCAGCCATTGACCGCTGGACGGTGGTTAAACCTATTAAAGCCGTGCGAGATGCCAAGGGACGCTTCATCCCTCGTAAGGAATTGGTACGAAAGATTGCCATTAACGTGTATCGTCACGGCATCAAACCAACTCCATTTATACGTCCTACAATGCGTATATTGTTTAAAAAGTACAAGAGCAAAATTGAAGAAGCTATGGCTTCAGACATCTGGCACTTTTACAAGAAAGAACTGCCCACCAACTTTGAAATCGTAATCACACTGTAATGGCTATTAGCATTACCCAAGCACCCACACCAGATTTGCTCGGTTCAGCAGACCGAATCGTATACGTAGTATTTGAAAACACTGGTCTGCCTTCTAACGCCAAGTTTCGATACATCTGCGAAATTACTCGTGAGTCAACTATCGTAGCGAAGCTCAAGCAATTACCAAACTCGGCTGATTGTGGGGTGTTTGATGTGTCGGGGGTCATTCACGCTTACCAACAGCAAGACCAGAATAAACACGACCTTGCATTGTTCTCTGGTAACGTAGATGCGATGAACAAGTTTAGCTGCAAGTTCTACTACGAGTACGCTACCACGACATCGGACACGCCAGTAGAATATCCAGCCGCTGGAGTTACCGATGTGACGTATGTAGTCAACGGGACATTCACGCCAGTGTACAACGCTTATGACAGTACGAATTACGATACGTATGTGTTGGACGGCAGCACCAAAAAATTCTTGTCTGTATACCAGCCTCAGAAGTTGGTTGCCCAACCGACCGACGAAGGCATCGTAGGCTTAATTAACGGCACTACAAACGCACCTTGGTCATCGAACCCATCGTACATACACGTCAAGTATTACGATGGCACTACCGCCCTTAATTCAGGCTACTTTACATCTCCCTATGTGCCGAGCGTAGTTACGACCTCATCGAATTTTTTGATTTGGTTTGGTATCTATCCTGCTAACCTAGAAGCGCAAACTTCTGTTACTACTTTACAACCTAGCGATTCAGGTAACGTAGGCTGGACTCACTATACCGTACAAGCGGCAAGCAGCACTACGTTATCTGGAAACGAAACCAGCATAGAGTACAAGGTGACTCGCAAGCCCGCGTGCAAATACACTCCGATTCGTTTAGCGTGGTGGAATGAATTGGGAGGTTGGGATTACTACACTTTTTATTCGAAGAACACGCACAGCGAAAAGATACAGCGCAGCACATACCGAGAGGTAGGGGGCAACAGTTACGTAGCGGACGGAAACATTACCAATTTTGCTATGTTGCCTTATGAAGGTGGACTGAAAGTAAGCAACGTCCGAACCACTAACGAGTGGGTGTTGAACACAGACCCAGAAGACGAGGACTTCAACTTTGTCGTCGACAGCATAATGAACAGTCCAATGGTTTTGTGGAATTACAACAACGTCTGGCGTGGATGCGTAGTGACGGATACGGGCATCGACTTTAAGACAAGCGTAAACGATAAAGGCATCGTCTATACGGTGACGATTGAAGAATCACGATACAAAGTCACGATATGACAGAGGTACTGGTAAAAGTTCAAGACGACGTACAGCAGGTCAGCCTCGACCTACAAGACCCACGGGTAGAACTCAACTTTGAGATTCAAAACAATACAAAGCTCAGTGAGCGTAGTAGCCCACATAGCCTTTCGTTTAATTGCCTACGCACAAAGAAGAACAACCAGTTCTTTGAGCATTACCACAACGTCAATATCTCGACATCAACTTGGTCAGCATACAGCGATACCATAGTCGAGGTGCTGGATGATGGTATCTTGGTCTTGAGTGGTGTACTTCAATTAAATGAAGTAAACGACGAGGCGTACAGCGTCAACGTATTGGGTATTACAGCCGATTTGTTTCGAGCGATACGCGGGAAGTCATTTGCTGATTTGTTTGATTTTATAGGCACGGATACCGACCACGCACTGACGGCTGCAAACATCATCAGTTCTTGGACAGTAACCAATGACATCACAAACGGTAGTGTAGGGAACGGCACGGTAGTGTATCCTTTGGTAGACCACGGTCAATATCCTTTTGGATGGTTTTTAGCGGGAAACTTTGTGCAAAGCGGACTGAACAATTACTATGTCATTCAGCCGAGCCATCTAAAGCCATCTATAAAAGTCCAGTACCTGTTTGAGCAAATACTGAATTACGCAGGGTATACAGCCGCTTACGATTCCGAACTGAGTACTCCCCGATGGACTAAGTTGTATATGCTGACGGGTACAGAGCAGAAGTCGGTAGCGGTACGACCTATGTATGGTGCTAAAGTGCGAACCAACAGTACACTTACGATTCCCGCTAATACTCAAACGACTACATCTTTACTATTTACTTACGAAACAGGAGCATACTTTGACCCAGACAATTTGTTTCAAAGTGGAGTATTTGTAGCTCCATTTACAGGGACGTTTACCTTCTTTGTTCAACTCGTTACTCAAACCACGGCAACAGGAGATTATTACTTCAGCGTAAACATCGCAAGCCCAGACGAGACATTTAACGACCAAGTAATTGTTCCCGCTTCTGCAAATTCGGGTTATCTGTATACGCAAACATTTGTAATGAATGTCACAGCAGGCGATAGCGTATCGTTAAGCGTAGGGGCAAACTGTTCTGCGGCGGTAGATGTTGTTCCCTCGTTAAATATAGGCGATTCCTTTATTAGCGTACCACAATACAATACGGAAAACCCGACGGGAGCGATTGTGGATATGGCAGCCAATATGCCCGATATGACTTTGGACAAATGGTTAAAAGGCATCATTGAAAAATTCAACATCATCCTTGAGTACGATAACGATACTCCCACGCGCATCAATGTGAGTACAGCCCTTACGTATTTCAGTAGTGGAGTCGAAAAGGACTGGACAGCAAAGCTAGATTTAAGTAAAAACAAAGTAATCAAACCGACCACCGAGTTACAGAGCAAACGCATCATCTTTGAAGACCACAAAGGTGAAGACCACCGTAACGAATGGTGGCAACGAAACTGGGGTTGGGTCAAAGGAAAATACACATATGAAAACCAGAATGATTTTGCGGTTGATGAAGAAACTATTGGCGGAACATTTGTTCCGTTTCGTAGTCAAGCAATTCGTAAAAACTCGCAAACGGAAGAAACATTAATCCCAAATGTGCTGGTCAGTCGCCAGTGGATTAACTCGGAAAACGGAGCGAAAAACATTAGCAACAAGCCTATACTAGCGTACTACAACGGATTACGAGACATAGGAAACGGTTACAATTTTATTGTCGATACAACATCGGTTACAGAATATCCATTGTTTAGTCCATACAGTAGGCTTACCGTAGCTTCAGCTACCGTGCATCTTAATTGGGGATACGACTATCCTGATGATGACTCTCATCCATTCGTAGAAGGCATTCCGTTCTCCTTTATGTTCCGAAAGTATTGGGCGAAGTACATTAACGAGATATACAGTGAAGATGCGCGATTGATGGAATGCTCTTTGTTTCTGACACCACAGGACGTGCGAGATATGCGGCACAACGACAACATATGGATTGAAGATTCATACTGGCGCATTTTAAGCATAAACAATTACGTAGTTAATGGAAGTCAACCGTGTAAAGCGAAGTTGCTGAAAGTCATTGACAAGGGAGACTGGGAGTGCCGATACTATCCAAAGTCTTACAACGCTAACGGAACAATTACTTTCACCGATTCGGTAACAGGTAGTAGCGGTGATGGCAATAAAGATTGTTGTGAGCTATTTGGCTACAAGTGGAATACAGCTACAAATAAATGTCACTACATAACGTCAGGCGGTACGATTGGAGGTAACCCTACCGTACCCAGTTTTGAATCTGCGTACACCTTAGATGGAGGTGCTACTAAAAATCCATTACCTATCCCAAACTCCTTTAACAAGAGTTACAGCGCATCTACGTTTACAGCTACGCAAAGTATGTTTGCTATGGAAGGGGAAACTACTAGCAACACCTATGCAACGCTCAAAATCATTGGTGGCGATAATACCATCCCCCTTGAACCAAACACTTTTTACGGAGTTGAATTAGATGTTCTGGTTATCCAAACAGGTGGCACATCAGGAACTGTGGGTGATGTAGATTACATAAAAGCAACTGCGGCAGTAAAATCCATTTTAGGCACTAGCCAATCGGTAGGCAATTTCGTTACGTTAAGTTCGCATTCTGACCACAATCACGTACACGGTTTGCAATGGTTTGTTGCGGCAGGAGCTACTCGACCTCCTATTCTTCAATTGCAAGTATCGGGACAAAATAACCATACCTTGACGTGGTATGTGAATGCCAAGGTCACGGCTATGAACGCAATCAATTTACTGTGATGGACACATTTATGAATAACGTGGGGCGAGGCATTACGCCTACCATTTTTTTGATGAACCAGCGTATATATAAAGGTAGCCCACTGTACAAGCAATGGTACGGCAGGTATGCTTTGGACGGTAAGTTCTGGCGTAAACTAAAACTAGCAATCTATAATGGCTAAGACAGCAGTAATTGAGACCAAGGTAAAGGCGGAAGTAAAAGAAGCAATTGAGGACGTAAAGAAGTTTGGTGATTCGGTAGACGACCTGCGTAAAAAGGTAGGGGAAGGCGCAGAAGATGCATCCAAAGACTGGGGAGGTTTTGCCAAGTTGTTTTCTGGCTTGTTGCCTCGTAACGTCCAGATGATGATTCGAAAGTTCGAAAGCACTTTTCGTGCTGTAGGGCGTTTGTCAAAAGGACTCAAGTTTTTAAAAGGCGCATTTGCTGGTCTTGGAATCGGTTTGCTCATCATTGCACTTGAAACGCTTATTGACCGTTGGGACGACATCTCGCGATTGATTAGCGGTGTTACAAAGGAACAGGAACGATACAATGAAAGAATCAATGCAGGCACAAAAGCCCTGGAAGAATACAACACTCGCAACTCGGAATACATTCGAATTGTCAATGACACTACGGAAGAAACCAATTTGCGTAGCGAAGCGTTAAGCAACCTTGCTACGTCACTGCGCGAAGTACGTGACCTAGATATTGAATCAGCCGACGGATTAGAACGATTTAACAAGGCTATTGAACGCCAGTTAGATTTAGTTAGGATTCAGAATGAGGAACAGACATTGCTGAATCAGATAGCCGATTTGCGCATCGAAAACAACGAAGCAGAAGGCAGTTGGTGGCAGCGTGCTGGACAAGATATGTTTAGGCGTGGTGGCGCAGCAGGAGCGTTAGAAGAAAAACGCGCAGGTATTCAAGCGCAGATGAACGCTTTGATTGCAGATTACCAACAACTGCAAAAAGACCGATTAGCGTTAGAAGCGGAAACCACTGCCGAACTCGACCGACAAGCAGCGAAACAAGAACGTCTGCGATTGCTTGAAGCCGCACGATTGAAGTACGGCAAGGATTGGGAATTCCAGATGCAACAAATGGAGGAGGCAGATGACGAGGCATTTGAGCGTGAAGCTAATAATGAGTTGATGGCTCAGTTTCGCCGTGACCAAGCATTAGAAGAGCGCAACCGTAGACAGAAAGAAGCGGACGAAGCTATGTATGCCGAGATGGATGCACAGCGTTTAGCAAATCAGTTGGCAGAAGAAGCAGCGAGAGATAAAGAATTGCGGGACGAGTTACGACTACTGGATTTAATTGCTCAAGCGAGAAACTCTAATTTTCGTGCAGCAGAAAACATCAGCACGCAACTGGAGCGATTGAGCGAAGAAGGGACAAACGCCCAAAAAGCCTTTGCGGTCACAAGCGTATTGTTGAGTCAAGCTCAAGCAGTACAGTCAGCTATTACGGGAGCATTAAAAGCAGCAGCACAAACGGGTGCAGCAGCACCATTTACAGCACCTTTGTTTATTGCACAGATGGTAGGTATTGCCTTAAGTTCATTTGCACAAGTACGTTCTATCCTTAAACAAGCTGGAGCAAACGCACCGAGTGGGGGTAGTGGAGGAGGAGGTGGAAGGGGTGTTACCAACGCTCTAGTGCCTCAAGGAGCAGGTGGGCGACAATTAGATTTAGGTATACCAGCGCAAGCATACGTAGTTCAGAGCCAGCTACAAGGACAGATGCACTTCCAATCCAATCTAGCAAAAAGGTTACGCCTTTAAGGATTGGTATATTTATGAATGAAGGGCAAATCATAGGTACTAGGATTTTATGTAAAAGTACATATATTTGACAAAACAACAGAGATATGGTTGAAGCAAACATCTATATAGATTACGCACGTCAGGAGGATGTGCTAGACGTAGCGCACGATGTAATTGCAATGCAAGGACTAAGCGCAAAAGCCCCAATTCGACAAGTTAAAGAAAAGGCAGGCGGCGTGGAGTTAATCGTAATTTATGAAAACTATATTGATTACGAAGAACTTGTATACGAATTGGAACTAGCCTTTGAGCGTGTGTCAACATTTGAATACTAAACAATAGAGATATGGGAGTATTTGGGAACACGCCTTACGAGGTAGCAGAAACAATAGCGCAGGATATTAGCGATATGTCAAATGCAGAAATGTTTGCATTAGGCTATGCGTATATGGCATTAGAGGATATGAATTACCATCCAGAGAATCGGGCAATGATTCAGAAGTTCGGGCAAATTGATGCGCACGTTGACCGTGTTATGAGTGGCGTTTATTACGATTTGACACCAGGCAGTAGTTTTGATTTCGACCCAGCAGTTGCAATTGAACTTGCCATTATTGTAGCTGAACGCAATTTCCCTGAATTAGCAAGTTGGTTGAAACGCATTTAAACAACAGAGATATGGGATTTTTGGGAGATAAAATTTTTATTGACGGGCTACGTAGTGATGCCTTCTATAATTGGGTGGAACTGTTAGACTTATATGGTTACAGTTTTGAAACATATCTCGAAGCATACGGAAGATACGAAATCATTGAAATTGACACCCGTAGTATAAGTAGCAAGGATAATGTTTTCCGAAGCATCTTAATTGAAATGGAGGCTGACGGGGCAACTATTACTTACAACTAAACAACAGAGATATGGATTACGTACACAATTTTGAAATGGCTTACGATGTTGATGCATTGCTGGATGAAGTGTTTTATCAAGATGTTTATTTAGGTCACTTAGATGATTTTGCGGCTGAATTAGGCATTACGAGAGACCAAGTATATGCCGCAATCTTAGCAATTGAGAAAGTATACAATTTGACTATTGAATTAGACAATCGGAATCAAGTGGTTGTAATGAACTAAACAACAGAGATATGAGTAACTACGGACAAGACAGTTCTACTTCATTTAATCAACTTGACTGGTTAATTAGTGAGATTTACGAAGAGGTTCGAGCTAAGGATATGGATTGGGCAGACGACATTATCGAAAAACTAGCTGACGCTTTATACGATGGAAACCCAATGCGTATGCACTTGATTTTGAATGAATGGGGAGCAAATCGTTATTTGCCTGCGCAATTTATTCGCAAGCTAGAAGATGCTATCGAACAATACGCCTTTGAAACCAACAGCTACGGCATTTAAACAACAGAGATATGACACAGGGAAGAAAAGGCGGTTATTTGATGCGTGTGAACGCAGACATTGAAGACGTGTTGGACGTTTTGTATAGTCAAGGGTCATACGATGACTTGCCATTTTGGGTTTACGACGTGTACGAAATAAGTGGATTACACCAATACGAAGTTATGATTGAAGTTGAAGATAGATATTTTGATGAAGCAGTGTTTATTCTAGAGCGCGAAGGAATGGGTGTAATGGCAGATGCATAAACCATCACAGAACTAAACAACAGAGATATGTATATGAAAGAGTACATTCTTTTTGAAACAGTCGAGGATTACGAGGACGCATTAGAATTTATAATGGAAGAGGATGTACGAGATGTTGTGCCAAATCCCGATAAATTAGAAATTGTTATCAATATGTTCGACCTGAGATTGGTCGAAGACATTTTAGATTCGGCGGCGATACCTTACAAGATTTGGAGGTAACTCACATTATTTAAACAACAGAGATATGTATCGGAACGAAAAACGCTCAATAAGTCAAAGAGAATTTGACAACTTCATTGAATATATGATGGATTTCTATGGGGCAGGAGAGGGGATGTATGAGTATGAAGTAAACAATGGACGAGGTTACACGGAAGATGAAATTATTGAGGCTACTGAAAAGTATTTAGCGACAACAAACGATTGGGGGGGGGGCGATTCTTTTGACCGCGAACAGGTGGCAATCATTCTTGACCCCGCGAACGCAAGCCGATTTTAAACAACAGAGATATGGCAGAACGCAAACTGATTGAATTACTTATTGAAGACGAGGCTGACGTAGCGGTAGAAGCTATCAGCCTTGTTAAGTTTCCTGCCATCGAGAGTAACTTCATTTTTTTCTCTAAGCAAGGCAAGAAGAAGGAGATGGTTTCGCTGGCGAGCATCGAGGATGAAGACCAGCGTATGCTCATTGGTGCAGCGTTAATTCCTGACAAGCACATCCCCCGCTACGACGAGTTTAGCGACGAAGAATACGATGTGTATTTCTCAAAGGAGACGGTAAAGAAAGCGTCGGAGATGTTTCTCAAGCAGAACCGAACCAATGCCCATACCTTTGAACACCAAGAATCAATCGACAACGTATCGGTAGTAGAGTCGTGGATTGTTTCAAATCCAGAGATGGACAAATCTAAGCATTACGGTTTGAGTGTCCCTGAAGGTACGTGGATGGTTCGTGTCCACGTCCAGAACGACGATATGTGGAAGTTCGTCAAAGAACAAGAAGTTCAGGGGTTCTCAATCGAGGGCTACTTTGTAGACAAAATTGAAAATATGAGTAAGCGCACAAATCCTATTATGGAAACGCTGACTGAGATTAAGAACTTGCTTTTGGGTAAGCGTAAGCTATATGCTGAAGCAAAGCTAGAAGACGGTCAGATGTTGATTACAGAAGCAGAAGAATTTGCTGCTGGCGTAGAGGTAAAGACGATTGACGAAGAAGGCAATCCCACCGACCTAAAAGACGGAAAGTATACTACGCTTGCTGGTGTAGAGCTAGAGGTATACGACGGTGTGTTGACGGAGTACGACGGCGAGGTAAAAGCTACTGAGGACAAAGCGGAAGCGTCTGAAGCGTCTGAAGCGCAAAAGCAAGAGATGAGCAAGCAGATGCTCAAGAAACATCGTCGTGAACTACAACAAATGGTAGTTCGTAAATACGGTACGTTGCACAATCTAAAACAATTAGGGCGTGTCTAAAATTCACGACATACAATACTGGTATGACCAGTGGGGAGGCGGTGGAGATGGTTTGTATCAAGCTATTAGCAACGTGCGAATGGATGAAATCAACCAAACAGGTCACCTAAATAAATTGCTCAAAATTGCCGAGGATTATGCTTATGAAGGCGATTTGGATTATGTAGGAGAAGTACTGCGTGAAGCATACGACGTGGCTTCGTTTAGTTCTGACCGTGAATGGATACAGGCACTGCTAGATTTTATA